TGGAAGATACAAGAGGATCGATGCCTTAATGGATACACTATCCCAAATGCGGTAACGCGCGGTGGAGATGCTATTAAAGATGGCGTAGATGCCATATGGGATGGAGACGATGTTTATCTTCCGGATTATAATCTTTGGATTAGAAATGGAAACTTTCATATCTCTGGCCGGCTTTACTTCTATCTTAATTTTTGGTGGATCTACGGACTCAATCCGGTACTCAAAATAAAAGACCTTATTCGACCTCGTTTCTTCGATGTCGATTTTCTTTTTTCTGAGCGTATTGAATTGATGCGTAAACTAGAAAAGGATGATGCGGAACCTAAAGCGCGACAGAAAGGTTTCTCAGAAAAAGGTGGAGGAATGGTCCTTAGTTGGAATTATACATTTTGGAGAAATTCAGTTAATATCATTGTGGCCGGCAGCGAGGATGATGCTGAGCATACAATGGACAATGTGAAACGTGGTCTGGAAATGCTCCGGAACACTCAGTTCTACAAAAAACGTATTGGTAAGTCCGATGGTATTGACAAACTGAAAAAATGGAAAGCCAAAAACTTTGGATCTGAAATTCATCAGTTGTCAGCAAAAGACAATCTACAAGCTATCAACCGTTTCTCTCCTACTTGGATCTGGTGGGAGGAAGTCGGTAAATGGAAAAGAGAAGCAGTTCTTGGTACAAAGGAATTTGCTCTTCCGGCTATGCAGGCCGAAGGAGTTAAGACCGGGTGGAATCATTATATCGGAACCGGTGGAGATATGGAAGGAGGGGCCTATGACCTTGAACAACTTTCATATGATCCAGACAAGTACAACTGTCTTTCCTTTAGAAATAAGTTTGAAACAGAAATCACTGACAGTAGGGTTTCATGGTTTACCTCTGATCTCTGGATGGTTGTAACCGACAAAGATGGTAATTCAGACTTCGAGAAGTCGAAAATAAAGATTGAGGCTGAATATGCGAAGAAATCACTGGCTGACCGGTACAAGTATAAAACACAGCATCCAGTATTCCTTCAAGACTGCTTCTATTCCTCTGATGATGGTTATTTTGGTCGGGAAATCATCATGAAACTTATTGCCAGGAAACATCATCTTCGTACTCACCGAGAAGAAAATAGAAAACGTGTTGGTCGGTTGGAATGGAATGTTCCTGGGAAACCTTTTGAGGGTGTTCATTTTGTTCCTGATGAAGCCGGCTGGTTTATGATGTCAGAAGAACCGGAACTTGATAATAGTGGATATCCAATTTTAAACCTTTATAATATTGGTACTGACTCCTATGATCAAGATGTTGCTGTAGAATCAACTTCAAATGGATCTGTATGGGTATGGAAACGATTCTATGATGCCAATAGAACTTATAAGAAGTGGGTTGCCGGTATTATTGAAAGACCTACTCCGGAACAAGGTGGAGCTGAGAAATTCTATGAGCATTCAGCAATGATGGCCATATTCTACAACCGGACTCTCAACCTTATTGAGTTTTCAAAGATTTTGATTATTACATGGTACAAGAACAATGGTCTTGAATCATTATTAAAACCTCGTCCTGATATGGCTACTGCAGCAATGATGGTGAATTCAAAAGCGGTAAACAAATATGGTATTGATCCTTCAACAAAACCACACTGGTTATCTTCTTTGCGTGATACTCTCACCGATGAAGTAATTAGTCAAATGGATTTTCCGGAACAAATTGATGCTTTTATTCGTTTCAAGTATGTGCCCGGGGGAGACCAAAGGAAATATAACTGCGATATCACAATTGCATCTTCACTCACGATCGTAGCAGATAAGGATGATATCGGAATTACAGCTTCGAGTACAAGAGATCTCGAAGATAGAAATAATGAACGACCAATGAGGTACGTTCAAGTAAATGGAAGATTAATAAGACAAACGGTATGAATCTCAAAACCAATGTAAAAGAAAGTGAAAAAACAACCGAATGGTTGGAGAAGCAGATCATGGAAATCCGTGAGAATATTCTCGTTAACTCTGATCCAATGTCAAAGGATGCTGAGTGTTGGAAGATGTACCATAATAATTTCGAAGATGAACAGTATGATTATCTTCGAAAATTTGGGTCCTACGTACTTCCTTCTCAGGTAAGAAGAATCCCTTTGCAGAAACACTTTGTCAAACTTCTTGTTTCTCAGGAAGCCAGGCGCCAGGCATTTTTCTCTATTGTTGCTATCGATGAAGATGCACAAGAAGAAAGATTTGAGAAGAAAGCCAGCAATTACATTCAGAGTTTTTTACTTAAACTGAAAAAAGCTTCTTCTGTAAGGAGTAAGAACCTGCAGGAAATGGAAAGTGCTTTAAGCCAGATGCGCGAAAAGGTAAATTCATTTCAGCCACAGACCGAAGAGGATTATGGCAAGATGAAAGAAGCCATTAAGGTCTTGTCTCAATTCGAAATAGAAGTTATTGATACTCGGGAATTTATTAAGCTGGAAGACATTTTCGATGATCGGGATATTGAGGAACTCGAGAAGTACAATATGTACACTGACCAAGATTGGAAAGAAGAACGTGTACAGAAACTTCAAGCAAAACTTATTGAGAAGTTAAGGATCCGGGCCAAAAGAATTACAGCCTTTGAGAGAAGATGTGTTATTGGCCGAAGTGCATATTATGTTGATTGTCTTCCGGGAATGGCTGATCCAGTATTTGAGACCTTAAACTCAATGATGGTAAATTATCCAGAGATCGATGATGTAAAGTTTATTCAAGATGGTCCCTGGGTAACTATCCGGGATATCATTTCTTATGACCAGATTGTCGCAATGTATGGTGATAAGATCGAAAAGAAATATGGTGAAGAGTCTTTAAAATCAATTGAAAATAATCCAAACTATGAGTCAACGGCTGTCTTCTTGGCAACAAAGGAAGGGGCTCTCCTCTCCGAACAAAACATCTACAAAGGAAACTCCGAAATCGGGCAAAAGTACGAAAGGGTGCGGGTGTGGTTCAAAAGCCAACGGAAAGTAGCGATTAAGACATCAAAGAATCCCGAAGGCCAGGAGTTTAAACATGATCTCGATCCTTATCGTGAAACAATCAATAAAGCTGATTATACTTATCGCAATGGATATTATGTCAGTAAGAAAAACAAGAAAATTGCTTATCGTAAAGATCAAGTGAATATTTACGATGCTTCAAAAGGAGACACCTTGCAGTACAAATACACCAATGATATGTACGAAGGAACTGTTATCTGCGGCAAGTATATTATTGATGCCGGAAAGAAACTGAATGTTATTAGGGACCCTTACAAACATTCAATGATTAAACTTCCAGTATTCGGAAAGACTTATGCCGGTCCAGATGAAAGTCCCTCTTCTATTGTTTGGGACACCCGGGATCTCGCTGAACTCTATCGGATAGTTTGGTATCATATTGAACTCCAAATGGCCTTGGCCGGAACAAAGACAATGGTTATTGACCGTTCTCAGAGACCGACCACAATGAGTAATGAGGAATGGGAATATCATCAGAAATTAGGGCGTCTTTACATTCAGACTACCAATGCTGATGGCAGACCGATCAATGCCGGATTCAACCAGTGGCAGTCATTTGACAATTCAATCAGTGCTTCAATTGCTTATTACCAACCGGTCCTTGAAATGATTTATCAGGTCATGGGAACGATTATCGGCATTCCGCGACCAAGAGAAGGACAGATTGTTGCAACCGATCAGGTAGGCACTTCTAGAATGGCCATGGAGCAATCCTCACTTATCACAGAAATTCTATATGAGGAACATGACGAAGATTTAAAGTATGCCCTTGAACAACTTATCAATATTGCCGTAAAGTATAATTACAAGAACGGTTATACTTTTGAAATCAAGAATCCAAAACTCAATGCGCGCGAACAGGTAGTTATTCCAAAGAGTGAAGTAGCAAAGCATTACTATTCAGTAGTAATGGATAATACTTCAAGGGATGAACGCAATTTGCATGATCTGAAAGAACTTGCAATGGCCCAATGGCAGAAAGCTATGATGCCGATGCAGCAGATTGTCAAGATGTATGGCGCTGATTCTGTAAAGGAACTTGAAAAGACTATTGAATACTTCGATCAGAAAGGTCAGGAGATGCAGCAGCTTAGTCAGCAGAACAGTATTCAGGCACAACAACAGATCGATCAGATGAAGATTGAACTTCAATCCCGATACGATATGGAACTTGAAAAGATGAAGCAGCAGGTATCGATTATGAAACTCAAACTGGATGAATCTCGTACAATGCTTGAAAATGGAATCGCAACACAGGGACTCGCCCTTGACGAAAAGAAAGTTGCCCTCGATGCCAATTTAAGAATGATGGAAATGCAGTATGAGGATAAGACTGAATCTGCCATGGTACAGGAAAACAAGGATGCTAGGATTACAGATAACAAACTGGATATCTTGAAGATGAAAATGGAGACTCTCCTGGGAAACAAGAAGATCGAAATAACCAAACCATCAAAGCAGTCAGTTGAACATTTGAATGACAATTAATTGCTTTTTTAAAAAATGTTGTATATTTGAAATCAAAATCAGAAAGTCATGGCTAAAGCATTCAAGAAAAAAGGTAATCCAACAGAAGCCATTCCGGTTGCTACAACGATTGAAAAAGTTGGAGATACTGAATATGGTGTTGCTGATTACATGGGCCGGAAGACATATTTTGAGAAAGATGATAATGGTGCTTTCTCTATTCCCTCTCAGGATTCAGAACTCAACCCTCATTTTTTCCCGGGATATGATAAAAAGTCCGGAACCATTGATAATAGTGCTGCAGTACAAAGACCAGACATTCTTACTCCTGGCCAAGAAAAAAAAGTAGGAAAAGCTTTTAGAAAAGAAATCACCTTTAATAAGTCCATGGATAAAGCCGGACAATATAATGTAGGTGAGAATGAAATGCTCCGGAATGATCAGGATCCAAACAATCCACAATTTGCCTCTATCGGTTTTGTCCCCTTCGCAAATAATTTAATGCCAGGGGACGAGTCATTTTTGGCAAGTATGAGAGATGCCACATTTGCCGAACAGAATTTCAATCAGGAAGAGATTGATCAGAACATCGGTAATATGATGCGCCAGAATGGTTGGAGCTACGAACAAGCATATCAATCTGTTTATGGTGCAGCACCAACAGGTGCCGTTCCGGAACAATTTGCTAAGATGCAATCCAATCGTCAGAATGCTATGGCCGGTGGAAACCAACAGGCTCAGATTAGGGCATTGGTTGCTTATGGGATGCCACTTGCTGATGCAACAAGTCAGATTACATCGGGAACACCGGTAAATCAAACTGTACTTCCTGCCGGTGCCGGAATGGGAATGGTGAATGGACAGAGACAGGTAATCATGCCTTCAGAAGATATGAATTATACTCCTGATAGATTCCAAAAATCTTCAAATTATACCCCGAAGACATTCAAGAAACAAACGACAGTTGGTAATACAACACCGAAGACTTCTCAATCAGTAGAATATAATCCAGAATTTAAGATCGATACTAATCCCTCAAAATATATCGCATCTCCTGAACAAAGAGCAGAATATCCTGATGCCTGGAGGATTGATGGGAAATATGCTTATCCTCAAAATTTCTTTTCTGCTAAAATCCAAAACTACAATTCTCCACATGCTGCATTTTCTAAAAAATCGCAAGATAGACCTTATAAACGCTCTCCAGAAGAAGAAAACTGGCTTGCGAATGATGCTGTTCTACGAGGAATTGAAAATGGGACATTGGAACCAATGAAACCAGGTGGAGATATTTATAAATATTATGAAGATGGTTGGGAATGGTATTTCAATAAAAAGACTAACAAAAGAGATAGATCTTTGCAGGCTGTTGATGGAACTTTCAAATAAGTCACTTTAATTAAAACCAAATATGCCAGTAGAAAATCAGAACCAAGGAATCAACGAAGAAACTCTTTTTGAGCAAGATCCTATCGTTGAGAATGAATTGACGCAGGAAGATATTACTGCGGAAATCATGGGTGAAGTAGACCCAAGTAATCCAAATCCTCCGGCACCTGGAACACCGCCTGCAGGAGAAGAAACTTTTGAGTCTTACATCGAAAGTTCTATCAAAGCTTCAAATCCGGAATATCAACTTCCGGAAATGATCCGTACAGGGAAAAAAGCCGATGGAA